AACGTCCATCATGTGCTCCTGCACAGGATCAGGGACGTTCTCAAGCCGCACCGGCTTGCGGCTGATCATGCCGGCCAGCATCTGTTCAATGCGCTGGTAGTACGGCGGGCAGACGCTGCGCTTCAGACGTGCGAGATAGCTCGCGTCCGATTCCTTGGGTTCCTGCGGCAGATAGCGACGGCCTGCTGCTTGCAGCTGCAGGGTGCCGCCGTTCAGCTCTTCAATGAGTTCCCAGCGCGGCTGCATCCGCTGCCAGGCGATACCGGGATCGTGAACACCAAGGTCCTGAATGGACAGGAGCGGCTTGAGTTCAGTAGCAGCGAGATTGAAATGCACCGGTCAAGACCGCAGGGTAAATAATCAGCGACGCGCAGCTTTCTTTGCTGCACGAGCAGCAGCCTGTTTTGGCTTCAAGCTGTTCTTAAAGGTAGAGGTTTGAGTAAATGAACCACCCTGCTTAGCAACCGCAGCTTTGCGCTTACTTGCCGACTTGGACTGATAAGCAGCTTTTGCAGCGCGTCCTGCGGCCACTTGATTACCCATGGAAGAACCACTTGATGCTGTCTTCTTGGGTTTTGCTGCAGCCCTGGCAGGTGCAGAAGGCTTGCTAGCACCAAGATTACCCTTGGCACCGCCACGTAAGTTCTGGGTGACGCGTGTCAAACCAGACTTGGCACCAGCAATTTGACGCGTTGCAAATTTGCTACCAGCGGCGGGTGAGTTGCCACCAAATTCCTTTTCAGTTGCACGCGCCTTGCTAGAGGCTTCTTTGTATTTGGCCCTTGCGCCCTCGTTTTTGGCAGATTTGCCGAGCTTGCCACCGCCGCCACCACCAGCGAAACGACCGTTTTTGTCACGCTTGTAGGAGCGGGCCATGGCAGGGGACTGATCTACCTATAGGTTTCCGGTCAATACAGGCGCAGATTGCGCACTGCTTTACCGCTGTGGCCACGGCCCACCTCAAAGCAGCGGTGGACGATGTAGCCGAGTGCATCATTCATGTGGTCGTAGCCCGCGTCTTTATCCGGGTCGCCCTTGTCGTTGTAGCTCTGCAGCTCTAGGCACTCGATCAGCTTCTTGCAGCGCTTGTCGATGAACAGGCGGCGTTCGGCCATACCGTTCTCCAACAACGCTTGCACTGCCGCCACGCGGTCCCTCACTGGTGGGTTGGCTGATGGTGCCATGTTGCTGATGTCGTAGCTCTCCAAGATGGCGATGTCGCTGCGGGAGCTATTGGTGCTGCGGTTGGCACCGGACGCATCGGGGTAGCCAAGGATGCGTGCTTTGCCGTAACGGCGGCGAGCCTCTTGGGCAAGGGCATCGGTGTCATGCGCACCGGTGATCTCATCAAAAACGTGCAGCTCACGACCACGACGCACGGCTAAGACGCCGCTCATGTTGCCGACGTTGAAGTCAATGCCGAGGAGGATCGGCTCTTCTGGATCCCAGTCCACGGTTTGGACGTTCAGCTCACGGTTGAAGCGGTCGTAAACCTGGCCGGTGGTGAGGCTGACGAACTCACCATTGAGGTAGGCCTGCAGCAGGTTCGGGTCGTAGTTAGCCTGAAGGCGCTCGATGAAGTCCGGCGGCAGATAGGGATTGTCTGCCGTGCGCATCTTGATCAGTTTGCGGTCGGCGCGTTCCTTGGTGTCTTCTGAGGCGAAGGTTTGCCACATCCAGCGGAAGCCTTCAGGTGTAGAGGCTGCACCGAATTGACGGACGTTCCCGGCGCGGAGACGGCCGAGGATCTTGGGGAAGGCCTTATTGGCAGTGGAGGGTGGGACGGTATCAATTTCATCGCAGAGGCACCATGCGGCGTTGATGCCGATGCAGCGCTGCCAGTTTTCAAAACTGCGGCAGAGGATCTTGGTGTCACCGCCAGGCAGGTGCAACACGTATTCCGGGAGCGGCGAGGCGCGGAACGTGTAAGGGATGTCGTAGGCCTCTAGGAAGTCATCGAAGTCGTTCTGCCAGATGTCACGGATCAATGGGCCGGTGGGCTCCATGACGATGCCGATGAAGCCTTGATTGGCAGCAGCTAGGTGAACAGCTTTGCTAGCTAAGGCACGGGTTTTGCCTGCTCCGTACCCGGCGGAGATGCCAAGGATTTCAGTGGTCTGATCTTGAACAAAGGCTAGCTGACCTGGGTGCAGATCAGCAGTGATGCGGCCAAGGAGGTTGGCTACATCAAGGTCACCGTTGCAATGACCGATCTGCTGCAAGACGTTCCCGGATGGTGCAGCAGCAAAAATGCTCAAATCAAACAGACCGTAGATTCAGATTTCCGCCACCGCGCATAGATCCCTTACGAAGGGATGAGCGGCGCAGCCTCTCAGCTGTTTTACCAGCTTTTCTAGCAGATTGAGACTCCTTAAGTCTGCTTTGTTTTACCCACGAGTCTTCAGTACGCCTTGCAAGTGATTTCATACTTTGCTCACGAGACTTCAGGCCCCGTTTCTCCTGTTTTTTTATGTCAGCCTGAACACGTGCTGTCCTACCACCCTTTCCCCCCGTACTTGCAAAACGACCTTTGTTTTCACGACGGATTGGCATAGCAAAAACTAATTTACTCAAGTTTTCCTGCTACGAGCAGAGCTGAGCAAGCTTAGCTGCGGTGTTAATGGCACCAAGAGCGATGTGGTACTGCCCAGCGCGACGGGCTTCCATCTGAAGGGTTGAGCACTGGGAGAGCAGGTCAGCAATCATTTGCGGCCGTTCGATGTCCCAATCAGCCTTGAGCTGATCTCGGGCCATGCGGAGGTATTGATCACAGGAGCTTGCCTTTACCCCCCAGTTTTCTTCGGCATAGCGAAGGCAGTCCGACCTACGGCCGCCATTGGCGATGATGCGAGCAAAGCGGCGTGCCCGCTCGATGGCTTGACCTTGGTAGGAGTCGCGGGCTGCCATCAGGCTGCCTCCTTGTGCTCCGCGAAGTGAGTAGCGGAGGGTTGGCAGATGGCGGTGTTACCGGTGAAGTCTTCCCAGCGTTTGACGATCACATCGCAGTAAGCGGGGGACAGTTCCATAAGGCGTGCGTGGCGATGCTGGCGCTCGCAGGCGATAAGAGTGGAGCCTGAACCACCAAAGAGGTCAAGAACGACTTGGGCCTTGTGATTACTAATTGCGCGCTCAGGCACTGCTACTGGCTTTTGTGTGGGGTGGAGCTTGTTGGCTTTTTCTTTGTCGATTTCCCAGATTCGTGTTTCCGTGGTTGGTCCGACGTAGTTGAGCTTGGCGTTTTTGGGTTTCCACAACAAACACGGTTCGTGGTTGGGCTTGTAGGAAGCGCCTAGTGCTCCATAGCCGCCAGGCTTCCGCCAGATGAGAAGGGCGACGATTTCACCGCCAACGGCTTCGACGCCTTTGTAAAGACCAAACGGCACCGTGTCGGCATGAAACATGAAGACAGGACCATTAGAGAACTGATTAGCGATAACAACAGCGTCGTAGTAGAGATCTACGTCATCGTTGATTAGCTTGCGCCTATTGGCTGATTTCAGCCCGTCACCTTTGTCTTGTAATCCGCCTTGATAGTTAACACCGTAAGGCGGGTCGGTAAATACCATGTCCGCCTTCTGCCCATCCATCAGCCGTTCGACGTGCTGCGGGTTGGTGCTGTCACCGCAGAGCAGGCGATGATTGCCGAGAATCCAGAGGTCACCGGGCTTGGTGATCGGGTCTTCGGGTGCCTCAGGCACCTCATCGGGGTCGGTGTTGCCTTCGACCGGATCGAGCTGCTCGGCTTCCTTGAGCAGCTCGTCTAGGTCTTCTGCTTCAAACCAAGGCTCTAGGTCATGCTCCTCGCTGAGCTGTTGCAGCATCTCGGCATCCCAGTCCGAGAGTTCAGCGGCGCGGTTGTCGGCGATGGCTAGGCCGACCTTCTCATCTTCGGAGAGGCCGCTGCGGCGCACGGCGATGATCTCGTCACCACTGGCTTCGACAACCTTGAGCTTCGTTAGCCCTAGTGCCTTGGCGCCTTCGATGGTGCCGTTGCCCGCAAGGATGCGGTTCTCTTCGTCAATGACGATGGAGCGTGCCGCACCGTAGCGCTGCAGCGATTCTTGAATTAGGCGTGCAGAACTATCAGTGCGCTTGCGAGCGTTCTTATGGTCAAACTTGAGATCTGAGATTGTATTTGCCATCGCCAGAGTTTAACCGGAGGAGGGCAAGAGGAGGGTGCCGTCTGAAGCGAGGATATTGAGTTTGTCTTCAGCGTCTTGACAGTTGCGAGCCCAGATCGTGGCTAGACGAGCGACCGGTTCTGGGGAGACGGTGTAGAGGAAGAGGTAGTGCCCTCGAAGGGATTTTGTGCCGTTGGTGGGAAGGAAGGCACCGGTGAGGCGGAAGGTAGCGAGGAGATTGCGAGCGATGTGTTCTGCGAGTTCAGCATCAACGTCGTGTTGCAGGGTGAGCCCAAAGGGTTCACCGGTGGCGGGGTCTTCAGCAACGATGGACCAGGGTTCCATGGCACAGGGTGCCGCTGATTTAGGTTGCCAGTGGAATGATGGTGATGAGAGCGCCAGGTTTTTCATCAGGAGTGCAGTAGCGCTTGTGGGCAGCGAGCTGAACCACCTGAGAATCGGCTTGAAGGAGCGTGCC